CNAAAGTTTTGTCTTCACTAACATCATATACGGGAGAGTAATCGCTCCAAGTTGTCCCTTGCTCTACCCAGTTATCAACAGCAAGTTGCCCGTCAACATACATTCTAAAACCATCATCTGTATATCCTGCAAAGTAGGTTTGTGTAAACCATGAAGGGACTGTTATCTGTCCAGTAAATTTAACTATAAGGTTTTCATATCTATTTCCGCACACTGGAAGACTCATATGGCTTGAGTTCCAGGTGCCAGAACAAAGAACAGATCCTGGGGTAGCAACATTGCCCTGCCTAACAAGAGTATAAACAGTGTATGCCAAACCTGTTCCTCCAGCACTCTGCATACTTGATTGAGTAGTTTGAACATTAATATTGGCTATGCTGAGTGCATCTTGAGCATCATTCTTTTCTTCAAGAGCGTTGTCTTTATGTTCAAGGGCCAAGGCTACTGTGACTGTCTGGCCATCTACATTTGACTGAGCAAGGTTTTTAGCTTCCAGTGCTGCGGATTCTGCATTTACTGCATCTTCGTGGGCATCATAGGAATCATCTCTAAGCTCCAAAGCATTTGTGGCATATGTAAATTTATTTTCTGCTATGTCTATAAGATCTATAAAATCATCTTGATAAACTAAATTAGATACCTTACTATTAAGCTCTTCTATTTCTTGAGCGGCTAGGCTAAGTGGATCATCTCCGTGGGCAGGAGTAAGAAATACCCATCCAAACATTAAAATGGTGGCTAATGATAATCTCCATGCTTTAGTCCTAGTCAATTATAACTCCTACATAACAAATTTTGTTACATAGTAATTATACCACTTTAACTATTTAGGATTGTCGGTTTTATAAAACCCGTTTCCCTTAAATTGTATGCCAAAAGAGCTGAAGTGTCTTGTCATTATGGACTCACATTCAGCGCATGTGTATCCTGGATCATCTTCTGAAATTGAACGGGTTACTGAAAGTATTGCATGTGCATCATCGTAAGAACATTTATATTCATATACTGGCATTACTTTCTACCCCACTTAACTTTATTCCACCCACGCTCATGAAAATAATAAAGAATAGTTTTTGTAAATACCTCAAAGCTTGCGATTGCACCTGCTGTAACTGGCTCTTTGGTTATGGCCCATGATATAACAAATGTGTCTGCTGTGCCTATGACACGCCATGTAATTGCTTTTAATGCTGATCTTTGTTTAGTTACATTCATGATGGCCACTCAATGTTGTTTGGCTTAGCTATGAAGCTCCAAACTTTAGATACCCATCTCTTTACGTTTTTGTGTAGCCGAGATCGCTTCAATTTCATCTCCCAACTTTACTTGCTCAATCTTGTATCCCACATCTCTTCCATATACAATGTTAGTAATATTAGGCATCTTGATAACCATTGCTTTGTCCATTACTGGATCTTTAGCAATATACTCTTTAACCTGATTAAAATCAAGCGGATCTTTTTCGCTGGTCTTATATGTATTTCTAACACCTAGCATTACTTGATACGTTCTATTTCCCGCCTCTTCATACAGGGCATGATGTCCTTCATGCCATGGCTGGTAGCGACCAAGCATCAATGTAGTTGGCTGTCTCCAATCGTGCAATTGAAAATCGACACAGGCTATTCTAGCTGCAACATCATATTCTGTCATGTCATCAAACATTAAATCTGGATTTGCTGGTGTTTCCCACATTGCGGTTGTATCTGGGAAGTCTCTGACTGGTTTTCTGTTCATCCAAACAACTTTGTCTGGGTTTCCAAAAGATGCTCTTGTTTCTGCTGTTGGGTTAACAAAATCTACAACAACATGATAACCTTGATTTGAAAGTAGCCTTGATAGTGCTCCCATTCTGCGAGCCTGTTCCAGTCTGTCTTCTGGGCTAAACCCTAGATCTTTATTTAGTTCTGCTCTTACTGCGTCTGCATTTAAATGAACAGCGTTTATTCTATCTGCCAGCTCTTTTGCAAATGTAGTCTTGCCAGCTCCTGGTAGCCCTATAACTTGTATAATCATTTTTATCCTTAATGTTTGGTGAGCAGTTTTAACACATGCTCAGGTGTAGGCGATCACCTGATTATTTAATTTTTAGAATTTTTGGTTGTTTTTCTTTTGGTAGGTTTCGAACAACACGAATATTTAACATGCCATCCTTTAGCTCTACACTAGAAACTTCCATGTATTCACTTAGTTCAAATATTCGTGTGAACTTACGTGCAGCAATTCCCTTATGGACAACTTCTGCGTCTGTTACTTCTGTAATTTCACCTGTAATCCAAAGACTGCCGTCTTCGATTGATACAGTTAAATCTTCTCTTGTGAATCCAGCAACTGCCAGCGTTAACTGATAGTTGTCTTCGTCTAGCTTTAGCAAATCGTACGGCGGGAATGCAGTATTATTTACCTTACTAAGACTATTGAAACGCTCCAACTCTCTGTTGAAGCCAATAAAAAATGGATCCTTAAATAGATCCATAGCAAATTGTGTTACCATTTTATTCTCCTTTTAAGCAAGTAATTTAGTCGCCCCCATTTGGCAGGCGACTAAATAATTATACCATTTACTTGGATAGTTATGCAACTATTTTTTTGATTTGGCCCTTTGTTTTGCTAAAGCGCTAAAATCTTTTACCTTTGTTTCTCCCATATAGCCCCAAGCGTATCCGTCGTCTATCATTTTTTGATTGATAGACACATCAGATCCATCTAGGAATACCCAGCCTAAAATTCGACCATATTTTTCTGAAGAGTCCATCTTTTCTGTTTTTATTACAACAGTCTTTGCTGCTTCAATTGCGCTTTTTAAATATGCCTTAGACTCAAGCCCTAATGATTTTTCAAGCTTATCTGATGTTCTGCTTTCTGGCGTATCAATACCAGCCAATCGAACTCTAGAACTAAATGAAATATCAAACCCAAGATCTATATCGACATCTATAGTGTCTCCATCAACAATTTTGCTAACCTTTTTTACATAATATTCAAACATGATTTACTCCGCAGGGTTTTCATATAAATATGCAGAGGTTACAAATCTTTCCCCTGAGATAAGAGTTTTAACGCCATGCTCTGACATGCTAGGGAATACTAATACTGAGCCTGCCTCTGGTTTCACAATTAAATCTAAATCAGGAAATTCTAATTCCCCGCCCTCAAAGTCTTCATTGAACCATAAAAGTGCTGTGAAAGAAGGAACAATACCAACTCCGCCATCTCCATGCGGAAGCATGAAAGAGCCCTCTGTGTATTTTCTTACAACTATATTTTTTTGGTCTATCCAAGTACGTTCTGGCATTTCATTGACATCTATATTATTTTCAACTGGTGATGCAATATTTAAAGAAAGTCTTTCTTTATTTTTCCCAACATAATCTTCAAATACATTTTTAAATATATCCATCAAATCAGAATAATTATTTGTATCTGGCCAAACAATTACAGCAGATCCTTTAATTCCACTATGGCCTTCTGTGCCATCTGGATTTAAGCCATTTGTATATTCGAACCAATTAGCCTGGCCTTGTATCCTTTTTAACAAAGCATTAATGTTTGGATTTACATTTTTATAATACCAAATATCTTCTGTCAACTTAACGTGGTTCATTTTTTCTCCCTTAAAATAATTAAACAAAATTTTACATCTACCCAATTAAGGGACGGATAGTCCTATTATACTATAACATTAGGCTATCTTATATTAAGTGCCCTTGGAAGGAATCGAACCTCCGACACGCAGGGTAGAAACCTGCTGCTCTATCCCCTGAGCTACAAAGGCATCGTGTGCCAGGTAGGACTTGAACCTACGATTACCGAATTATGAGTTCGGGGCTTTAACCAACTAAGCTACTGGCACCTAAGCTTAATTGTACTATATTAGTTCTGGGTGTCAATAGACGACTCTACTATACTCTGAACGTATTCTGAGAAGTGTTTGCGTACACTTCCAGCTGGCCTAGAGCCATAAGAATCCCATATCCTCTTGTACTCAATAACATTATAGTATGTTGTTGGACACATAATGATATTATTATACTCTTTCATTTTTGTGGGCAAGGGAACATGCTTTGTACAGCATTTACATTCTTTTGCTTTTTCTTGATACTCGCTCATATTATCTCCATGCTTTCTATAGATCTAGCTAAACTTTCAGGCATTCTAGGTGCACGAATCATATTCTGAACATACTCTACTTCGCCATCGTTGCCGTTTGCAAAGTCGTTATCGTAGCTCATTGATTCATAGTCGTGTATTTTTATCTCTTCATCTCTTTTTATTCTGCTTCTGCTTATAGAGTTATAAACTGCTCCGCATACAGCGTCCGCTAAGTCTTTGGATCCTTTTCTCGGGTGGTCAACTTTATCTCTCATAATTCTTAGCTGAAGCAATTCATCAATTAAGAGCGGTATATGTGGTCCAGATAGCCTTTCTTCTAGAACAACCATTGCCATATCATCATAATGTTTTTTTGCAACTGAAAGAATTTCTGTATTAATTCCATATGTTTTTAACTGCTGCATCATATCATGAGAGTTCCATCTATCAAAGGTGCAAACCTTTATATTGAATCCTCTAGTTTTTAAAGAAAGTATATAGTCTTTTACTTCTGTAAAGTCTACAGACTTATCTGGAGTAGGTGTCCAAAATCTAACCGCATCTATTTCTACAATTGGTGCTGGCTGGTTGTAGGTATCTGTTACTTTTATATCAACCCATTTATTTACGTGACCCATGGCAACTGCACAGTGGTCATGCTTTTGAGCTAAATCCACATGTATAAAATAATCTTTTCCTTCTTCTGGCTTAAACCATTCTTCTAATCTTCCAAAAGAATCTACTGCTAGGTGAGCTTTATTAAACGCCTTCTCTATCTTGTCTCTTGATTTGAAAAATGCGTCAACTGCGTCAGTTGGCATACATGCAAATCTTCCTAGTGCGTCTTGTGGATTTTTGTGAAAAGCAACAGTAAAATCTGTTATCTTTTTTGTAGGATTTACTTCCCAAGTAGGCCTTTTTAAAGCAAAAACTCTTGGGTAAACATAAGAAACAATATGGTCTTCTTCCCATGAAACCTCAAATTCGTTTCCTGCTGTTCCGTTTGGAAGATCCTGGTCTAGCTTTAGTATCTCTGTTCTAATAATTGTTTCTTTTTCTGCAATAACTGATTGATAAAACTTTTGTATTGGATCGTTTTTAAATCTTGGAAATGACAGCAGGATAACCTTTCCAAAGTCTGGGAAGCGTGAGTCTACTGAAGCACGATACATATCATATATAGCATCTGCTGTTTTAGCCTGATCGTGGCCGCTTGTATTTTCTGTTGCGAAGCCTGATATCTCATCAAGTATTACTACAAGAACATTGTACCCCTCCCATGCCTCTCTTTCGGAGTGACCAGAGTGTACAGTAATTGATTTATCAAATTTAATTTCTGACGCTTTATCTGTATACTTGCCAGCAAACCACGGAGAAACTTCAATTCTCATCTTAAAGCCTTTAAAGAAAACATTATTTGCTTGCTGTGAGTTTATAGCAATGTTTAGGATATCAATTGCATCTCTAGGTGGCTTTCCATAATAAGCTGCTGGATCCTTTAAGCATAAAAGTAAGTAAACTATATATGCAACTGCAATAGTTGATGAGTAGTCTTTACCAGACCCTTTGCCTAACTGTGCAATAACTTCAACACAGGTTTGTTTAAACATTTTCTTGCCGAGCTCTTCCCCATATAATTTTATTAGAGTAGACTCTTTGTAAATCTGAGAGCTTCGCTCTATTAATGTATATTGATTTTCTGAAAGTGGTGGAAGACCTAGGTAGTCTGGGCTAGTTACAAATGTCTGTAGGTCTACTGGGCGCTCTTCAAACTCTTCACCATCTAAAATTTCTATAAAATCTGAAAAATCAAGTGGCATAGTTAAACCCTTTTGGAACTTTTATTTTTTTAAAAATTTTATTTGAATGAAAATATCTTATATCGCTTTTTAATTCTTTGACTTCATGAAAGCATATATCTTCGGCGCTATGTATAATCAAATCTCCTTTTTTTGGGCTGTAGGATACTCCTTGATTGATATAGCTAATCTCTGCGCCATCGAAATCATTAAAGTACAATACAATACCAGCAACGGTATCTTCAGCTAAATCAAATTCTTCTAGATCTTTTGCAATCTTGCTTGCTTCTCTTGCAGGCAAAGAGTCATGGTTATCGGAGTGCGGGGCCCCTCTGTATCCTTTTCTCATTACAGATACACCACGATCTGAGCCGAGGTAGTATCCATCTTCAAGCAAGCTGATTACCCTGTTGTCTACCTCAATAATTTTTTCTAGCCAAACAACAGACCTTTCGTAGAATGTTATTGTTTCATTTTTATTAGTCCACCAATTATCTTCTGATATACTTTCTGACTCTAACACTATTTGATTACAGTCATCATCAGATACAAAACCATGAAAAACATATGAGTCTTTACATAACTCCACGAAGCCACTCTTATCAAACATCTGAAGTTTTTTCTAAAATTATAATTGGCTCTACAATACCAGTTATTTGAGAAAGCCTTTTTGCTACTTCTATTTTACAATGGTTGCAGCTTGAAGTAACTTCTTTTAATATGCCAACAAGCATCTCTTGCTTTCTTTCTGTTTCCAATATCTGAGATGCCATTTCATTATTTTCAAGTACGCCGACTGACTGAAGCATAGCAATTCTTTTTGTCTCTATGTCTGCAATAAGCTTAAGTGTTCCAGACTTAACGTTTAGTTGCCCTTGTGTATCTGCATCCTCAACCGTTTTCCATGCTTCTTTAATTAACATATCATAATGTTGATCTGCTCCCAGCAAAGCCTCTCTGGCCCTGTCCCTAACATTTGTATCATTATGGACAATAGACTTCCACTCATCTATATGCTCAAGAACTTCTTTACGGGTAAGCCCAGTAATAGATGCTATTTGGGTGGCAGAATTACCCTTTAATAGCTCAGAAACGACTCTGTTCATTTTGTCGAATTGTACTGCTGGCTCTATTTCGCTCATAAAATAATTATACTTCTAGTCAACTAAAAAGTCAATTAGCGTTTGATCTTTAGTTTAAATTTATCTATATATCTCTGTATAGTCATGTGTGACACAGAGCACTCTGTGGCTATTTCGACTATTGTTTTTTTCTGTACAACGTATCTATTGTATAGCCAGTCTTTATTTTGGTATAATTTCATCTTTTTGTTAGCACCTGATTTGAATAATGTGCAATACCAAATGCATCTGCAACATCAAAATCATCTAATAAAATTGAATATTTTTTATTAAAGTAGTCTGCAGTTCTTTGCTTTCTCATATTCCTTAGCTGATTCTTGTACCAAGAGTCTGCGTAGCCTGGATTTTTTATTCTTATCCCAGCCTTTTCTTCTTTTGTAGGATTTTTATTTCCTATATAAGACTGCCAGGCACTTGGAGATATTGTTATAACTTCAGCACCAGTAGACATTAGCTCTGCAATAACAACACCATATACATATGAAAGCTTAATAACAGCATCCGCTGATCTAACAAGAACTGCACCCTCTACTACGATATAGTCTGCCTTGAGCTCATCAAGCATGGCTGAAGTCTTTACCTTGGCATCATATATCTTTTGATATATGTCGTTGCCAACAATATTAAATTTTCCCCACTTTAGTGGTATGTCGTTTTCCATTAGGCAGAAGGCTACGGAGTTTGTAGACGCATCTATGCCTAATACCCTATTAGCTTTTGTTTTTACAAGGCTAGCCAATGTCATCTATGATGCCCATCAAATCTTTTTTAAACTTTGAGTCCTTAGACTTTATACATTTGGCACAGTAAGGCTGGTCATTGTATCTACTTAAAAAACCACTGCAGCCCTTGCATTTTCTGGGCGCACCATTTTTAATTGCTTTTTTTTCGTAATACTTTTCCATTATTCTTTTATTAGTTGACACTCTACAGCATTCATCTGAACAGTATTTTTGGTTATGAGTTTTTGCAATAAATTCTTTTTTACATTCTGAATTTAAACACACCATTACTTTACTACCTTCATTAGATCTATTGTTATGTCCCCAGGGTCTGATCCCTTTGCCCAGCATTCCTTTTTAACAGGACAATATGTGCAAGGTAGCTTGTACTTAGTTGCGCCTTCTGGTCTAGTAGGAAGAGATCCGTTTTGGAAATTATCCCAGACATCTCTCATCCACTGAAAAGCATCCTCAATAATCTTTTTGTTTTTATCGTTCATAGAAATTGGTATTATTAATACCTCTTGGGTATTCTTATTTTCATACAAGAAGAAGCCTTCTTTGGCATTCTTCAGCTTCATATATGTAAGTAGCTGCAGCATATGGTTGGGGGAAGACTTCATCTCTGCTTGTCTTGTATCCCACACCTCTTGTTTAGCTGTTTTAATTTCACCTATAACGGTCTCACCATCATACTCCATAATCAAGTCTATAAATCCACGGATCGGAGGATACTCGTTAATTATTTCTTCTTCTTCTGCCCGCCATTCAGGCATAGTCTTAATTAAATTCTGTAATCTTTCATGTGCTTGCGTTCCCTGTGCCATGTTGGCCACAGCAACTGCGTCATTATCATCAATAAAAACTGCACCAGTAAATGCCATGTACCAATATCTTGGACAGGTGCCATGGCCATATCCTAATGAGCTTGGACTAAAAGATTTCTTTGTGGTATCCCCATCTGGACGTTTAGTATTTCTGTATGACTCGTCAAGAAGTTGTGCAAATTTTTCTGGGTCAAAGAAGTTGCCGATATGCTTTTTAAATTTTAAATTCTTTACAATATCTCTAGCCATTTATGAATTGTACCTAACGACATACTTAAGTGCATCTACAAGTTTGTCTATGGACTCCTTTAATGAATAGTAAATATTCTTTTTATTATTGTTAGCTGTGCCAGCTTTATCTTTAGCAATAGTTGAATAAACGGAAGCAAGCACAGCAAATTTAGTTGACATTGCTTGCAGCTCCATAATTAAATGTGGTGCTTTTGCAGATGGTACATCTGGATTCATCAATAGCTTTACTACTATAGCAAGGGCTTTATCTAGATGATCATCTTGCATAAAATCATGCAAGTCATTAAACTCAGTTATATCACTTATAAGCTGCAACGTATTTTTATCTTCCACTTTATCCAACCATTCTTTATTATTAAAACCCAGCCCAGTGCTGATATTACTCGTTCTCATACTTTACGTGTAAATTTATGCTATCTACTTCGTGCTTGCCAATGCTCTCGCCCCTATGGTTTATTGCTTTTTTATACATTCTGGGTCTTATTCCTTGAGAGTTTAAATCCTTTAGGTATTCCATGTACTCTGTGCTATCTTGAATACTCTCAAATGGCCAAACTACATTTTTAATATTAATGACAGAATCCTGTATAGATGCAAGTGATATCGGGAGTATGCAAGCTATATTTGTTCCAGCTGGCACAAAATATTCTTTATCTGGCGTGTCAAGCTTCCAAACAACAGAAAATGTTCCAGTAAATACAGAGGTAGAAAGTATTGTGCTTAGAACCTCTGCACCTTCTATTTTTTCATTTGGCACAGTCATTGTTACTATGCTTGTGTTCTCATCTGTTTTTAAAATAAGATTTGTTACAAAGCTTACTGTGCCCTCTCCTCTGCCAACCCATATGCTTTCTTCACCTATAATCCCTCTTGCCCCATCTTCTCTTGATCCATCCCAAATAAAAGATATGTCGTGATCAAAATATATTCCATACCCTAAAGTATTTGCCATGCCGATTGGGTGGCAGTTATATGTATAAGAATGCATCCAATCTCTTTTGATTGGAAGTGGTCTTATTTTTGCCGTTGGCTTTAATGGATTGTCTATGTAAGCATCTATGTTATGCATTATTGTCCTCCCAGAATCTAATGAGCTCTTCTAAAACTGCCCACTCTATTATACCAAGCCTTACTTTACTTTCTGATCCTATAATTATTTTTAGTGCTGGGTGCATGTCTCTATTTACCTTAAAGGTATCAGTGCATATTTTTGCCCAAACATCTTTGTTTAAAGTAAATGTAGAGCCAGCCTCTTTATAATCAACAAGGAATTGCTTCCATTGAGCATCACCTTTCTGATAGTCCCCTCTTCCACTGTTCTTTTGAGCCTTTGCTCCATCTCTTTTTACTTCAGATCTTTCTGACATATTATTCCTTTACTTCTATTACATTAGATGGTATAGAAAGCTTTATAGTCTGCAAGTCTTTTTCAACATAAGATTCTTCTGTAGTAACATTAAGAAGGTGGTCCGACAACTCATACTTTTTTGTCCATTCAACTTCACCAGAAACCTCAGAGTCAATAAATGCTCTTAGGAAGTATCTATCCGATTTACTAAATGGCTTTACCCCATGATAAAATGGCTCAGTTGAAGGCATAATTACTGCGTCGCCAGGCATTGGCTTATACATATATGTATTGTTTGAAATTGAATCGTAAACACATATCTCTCCGCCATCATATTCATCGTTTAAATAAAAGTTAACTGTTGCAACGTGCCTATTTATTTTGGTTTCTCCAGGAACTGGAAGTTCATCTACATGATACTCCATTATCAGACCAGAAGGATTAACCTTGCCTTGAGCTTTTACATCATATCTAAAAAAATCAATCCAGTATTTTTTATTAACATCTTTAAGTAAGCCCCAGTCTTTTATAAATGATGGCCAAATACCATTTTTTTCATCGAAATCACTTAAATAGTCTTCTCTTATAAATTTCATGCACCTGTTAATCTCAAGGATGTACTCTTTTTCTTTGTTAAGAAATACATCTGTTCCAGGGTCTATGCTTTCCAACAATGCGAAGTCTGCATCTCTTCTGTAACCTTGGCCGTACCAATCTCTCCAGTTATTAAAAAATGAAGGGTCTCTGTTTTCTTTAAGCAGATCTATTATTTCTTTGCTGTGTTTAAATATGTTTTTATATATAACAATTTGTGGAGCCACAATTATTTTTTTTACATCTTGAAATTCTAAATTCATTTTAACCAACCTTTACTTCGTTAAGGTGTCCATCTGGACACTCCCAAGCAAGCACCATAGACTCTGAATCCCAAAACGACTCTTCAGAATTTTTATCGCATTTGAAACATGGCTTAGAGCCAACTATTACCTCTAAATTATTTTTTTTAGGCTGCTCTGGCTTATTAAAAAATTCATTAAGATTTGGCATTTATTTCCTGAATAAGCTTTCCAGATACTTCTGGATTTTCTCTAAGGTATGCAACTGCTTTTGCTCTACCCTGGAATCTCTCACCATTAATTGTATACCATGCTCCGCCCTTTTCTATTAGGCCATACATCTCTGCAACATCTAAAGTTTCTCCTATGCGATCAACGCCTAGGTTCTCTCCTTGGTAATAGAAGTCGTATTGTCCTGAAAGATTAGGGGGGCCGAGCTTGTTGTAATCAATAATCCAATTGACTGGCCTGCCAACTCTTTGTTCAATGATTTTGTCACCAACCGCAACACCAGCTTTAATAGCATTAGCTTCAGCTTCCGAAGACCATAACTTAATGACTGTGGAAGAGAAGAACTTAACTGCCATTCCTCCTGTCGGAATGTGGGAGGCATGCATAGATCCAAATTGATTTCTTTGCTGTGAGATGAGAACCAGTAATGTATTTTTGTTTGCATAGTTTAACATTTTGACTGCATGAGTCATATCCTTTGCTTCTGCACCGATTTGCTTAGTGTCTTGCAAATCTTTCATTTCATTTCCGTCTTTTTCAAAATATATTCCAGGAAGTAAGGCTGAGATAGAATCTACAACAATAACATCCACTCCTGCTTCCATTAATTTAACGCCAACGTCTACCATATCATTAACAGTCTTAGCCTGAGAATAAATAAGAGAAGATGAATCTACTCCAAGCTGCTCTGCCCACTTCTGATCATAAGATGCTTCTGCATCAATCCAGGCACACGTCTTTCCTTCTTGTTGAGCCAATGCTATCATTTGTAGACAGAATGAAGATTTACCAGCAGACTTGTTTCCCCATACAAGGACCTGTCTACCGTACCCAAGACCACCTTTTAGTGCTACGTTTAGACCGATGCTTGGTGTCAATTGCTTGTGTACTTTTACATTTTGAGCCGATTGAACTCTTGCACGGGTCTTTGGGTCTAGCTTTGCCATTATATCTTCTAATGAAATAGTCATATTTAATCTTTCTTCTCTCTAATAGTATAGCATTAAAATAAAGCTTTGTGAATCCTTTTAATCTTTTATTTTTAACTTAAATGTGAATGATTGACTTGTTTCGTCATAATCAACTTGCAATTCTTTGTCTTCATTTTCTGCGTTTACTACTGTCATTATTGGTATAGATATCTCCCCTAATGTTTCTAGGGCAGCAACTAAAATTCTTGAAACATTTAGCTGTGCAAATACATCTTCAATTTTTGCTTCTGTCATTTTATTTCCTTTACGTTTAATGTTCCATCATCTAGTTTTGATAGAACCACCTTACATTTCATACCCTCACGCATTTTTGCTAAAGTCATCTTGTACATTGTTGGAAATGCAATTGCTCTAGTTAAAACTTTGTTCCTGTCAGAAAGAACTATGTGGCTCATTGTTTTCCCAGCCTTTGTTGTGTATGGGGTAAAATTAACTACAATATATTCATCTTCTTCTAGGTCATATTCTTTTCTATATAAATAGTCTACAAACATATCGTTAGACGACGGGTCAATTTCTGACACCTTAATGTATCTAGCAATTCTATTATCTCCAACTAAAATAAAATACATCTGGCCAACTTCAATTTGAGTTTGTTCATTGTGAAATAGACCAATAGATCCAGTCTCATCGACAATCTCTACTCGTGCCCATCCAGTACCACGCTTGATACCCTTTACCATTCCAAACATAACAAATGAACCAAGGTCGTCAAACTCTTCAATCGGCCTAGCCTGAGCCTTTACTCTTGGTGGGATCCCCTCTAAGTTAAATGTAGGTATGCCCAGATACTCATAGTAGTTATCTTTTTCATTTCCGTTTCTTAAGTTATCTTTAAATGCTGCTGCTCCAATTGCATTTAGTGAACTTATTGCTCTGCTATTTATACCACTGCCTTTAGCAGAAGCAATTGAAATAAAGTGTTCATAGCTCTTATAAGGCCTATGATCAATAATCTTATTTGAAATATTATCTGATATAAATTTAACTTCAGAAAGCCCAAAGCGTATAGCGTTGTCTTGAAGAGAAAAATAAAGCTCTGATTCATTGATGTGCGGCAATAAAACTTTTAATCCAAGTCTCTTCGACTCAATTAAATATTCCGTCCTAGCATCTTTATCGTTTTCGTTTTTAAGAATCGAAAACATAAACTCAAGTGGGTAATAAAACTTAAGCCAAGCAGTATAATAACTAAGCATAGAGTAAGCAACAGCATGGGAACGGTTAAAAGAATAACCAGCATGCGCTTCAAAATCGTGCCATAGCGCTTCTGCTTTTTTCTTAGTAATGTGTTCTGAAGCCCCAGTAACAAACCTATCTTTGAACTGGTCAAATTCTTTTGCATCTTTTTTCTTTCCAATAATCTTGCGGACCTTATCAGCCTCTGCCCAAGTCATTCCACCCAAGTGTACGCATGCCTGCATAACTTGCTCTTGATATATAATAACACCATAAGTGTTCTCGGTAAATGGCTTCATGATTGTGTGCATATAATCTACAGCTTCATTGCCTTGCTTACGCTTGATATAGGCAGCCCCTACGGTATTCATGGCACCTGGCCTTACTAGTGCATTAGATGCAACTAGATCTTCAAACTTGTCTGTTCCCATCTTAATAAGAAGGTTAGTGTATGGTGTTGCTTCAGCTTGGAATACTCCCTTAGTAAAGCCTTCGCTAAGCATCTTGTAAACTTCTGGATCATCAAGAGTTAAATCAGACAGCACTATATCCTTGCCAGTTCTAGATTTTATTGATTTAAGTGTATCTGAAATAACGGATAGAGTTTTTAGTCCCAACGCATCTAGCTTGATGAGACCAATATCCGCAACAGTATCCATATCATAGGCAACTACAGGAATTCTTCCTGAAACTTTATCCTGTGCATCTTCTCTTGATTCAACGGGAGCAAACTTTCTAAGGTCATCTTTAGCTACAACAACTCCAGCTGCATGCACTCCAACAGATCTAATTCTTCCACGCAATCTATCTGCAAGCCAAACAACTTCTGGGTACTTGGCTCTAAACTCTTTTGTGTTTGGTGAAGAAACAAAGTCTTCAAAGGTGTCAATTGATTTCATTGCACGATTAACTTCTTGCAGTGGAACCATAAAAATTCGTGCTGCATCTCGGATTACACCTTTATCTTTAAAATAAGTGTAAGTTGAAATAGAAGCAACGTGTTTAAATTTTTTCTTAAGGTATTCCTTTACCTCTTTACGACGACGATCTTCAAAGTCTGTATCGATATCTGGAAAGTCATTACGCTCTGGATTAATAAATCTAAAAAACAAAAGGTCATATTTAATTGGATCTACATCAGTTATTCCTAATGCGTAACAAACTAAAGATCCTGCGGCAGAGCCACGGCCTGGACCCACACGGATATCGTTTGTTTTAGCCCAATCAATCATGTCTGCAATCACTAAAAAATACGATGCAAAACTCTTAGATGCAATAACCGAAAGCTCTTCTTCTACTCTATCGATATATGCCTGATTATTTGAGAATCCAAGCTTATCTATTCCAGAATATGCCATCTCACGAAGCTTGTCGTCTGCATCTGTTTTTGGAACTGGAAGCAGATCAAGTCCTTGATGGAAGTCGTAGTCTTCAATCTTATCTGCAATCTCCATTGTGTTTTCATATATGTCTGTGCGAGAAATTCCAGCAGCATTAAAGTCTGCTTCAATCTCTTCTCTAGACTGAATGAAAAGGTTGTAATCCTGAAAAGAAATTCTGCGGTCTGGATATAGATAATTAAATCTTTCCATCATGTCTTTAATGTTACGAGACATTTCAAAGTCTGATTCCTTATCAATCTTTGGAGATGTAGAAAGGATAAGTAGCGCTTCTTCTAACACCCTATCTTCTTCTTTAGCAAAGTGGGCATCTCCTGTTGCCACCGCCTTAATTTTTAATTCATCTGCCAACTCTAAGAGCTTGGCGTTTATTTCTGGCGGGTTGTGAGATTGAACCTCAATATAAAAATCTTCATTAAAAGTTTGTTTAAAATCTTTGAGTACAAGTTTTGCTTCTGAGAATTCTCCACGCTCAATAGCTTTGCTAATAAGGCCGTTGAGGCATCCAGACAAAACGATAACACCTTCAGCATATTCTTTTAAAACCTCTCTGTCGATACGTGGCTTGTGATAAAATCCCTCATTCCAAGCAAGCTCCTGAAGAATATTAATATTCTCCAACCCCTTTTTATTTTTCGCTAGCAAAATAATATGGTTATAGGCTTGGATAGATTTATCTGTTTTTGAAGATCTATCAAACCTATCGGTTGGAGAAATGTACGCCTCAACACCAAGAATCGGCTTAATGCCAATTTCCTTTGCGGCAATCTGCATATCTCTGTGTGACGAGAGAGTACCATGGTCTGTGATTGCAATCGCAGTCTGCCCAGCATCTAACGCTGCTTGACATAATTCTTTAGGTGAATTTAGTCCATCCATTAATGAATAATAGGAGTGAACATGTAGGTGTGTAAAACTCATTAGTATCCGCCACAACATTCATTTCTAGTATGATAAAGTCTAATCTTTGTCAATGTTTTTTTATTTGGTGCGTAAAGATCTTCTTTGCAACAACCACATTTCATATGCCATTCTTTAGCAAAGAAATCGTAGACAGCGCCTACATAATTTTTGTACTTGTTATATACAAAAGTTTCAAACGGGTCTGGTATTTCGTAAGAAATCATATTGCTATTTTACTAAATAATGCAGGGGCAGTCAATAGACTGCCCCTGACAATAAATAGTTACCAGACTAGGCTGCTGTCTGAGTCTGAAGAAGACGAAGACTCTTGACTTCCGCCTTCTCCGTTAAAGAACGCTTCTTGCTCTGTGTATGGCAGGTCACGGATTGCAGTTGTTTCTAAATCGTACAACTCAAGTGCTGATGAGTCGAATGGTGTTTCATCCT